GATTACGGAACTCCCATTGCACGAAGGCGTTCATGGATTCCCCGGCGTTCTCGGCAAGCGCCTCGGCTTGGACGACGAGCGGGTCCGCGCCCGGCTTGATCTGCCCGCGAGGGACGCAGGCGCACAAACCCAGTGACGCAACGAGAAACCCGCCGATGAACCACACCGGCAGGTTCGGAGTCCCGCCTTTAGGCGGTTCGGCGTCGTCGCAAATGTCTTCAATCGGGTGTTTCATCAGGTAGGCACCAAGCTGGGTGACGAGGCTCGTTGACAACACGGCGATGAACGCCTGCCAAGACATGCCCGCCGCGAGGCCCGCTCCAGCGGTCAGGAGTCCAAACGCGATTGAGACGGCAAAGCCGATTTTCCACTTTTTCCAGTTCATGATCTTTCGCTCACTTTCAGGTTTAGTTTCCGCCCCAGTTTTCTCGCAGCACGGCGGGCGTTGCCGGGGCTGTCGTAAGTTTCGCTCGTCATCATCACCTGCCCGTTCCGTGACAGCAGCACGAACCAGTTCGTCATGCCGTATGGCCGGAATTCATTTCGTATTTCGATTTTCATGGTTCAGTGAATAAATTTGCCTGCGATCCAGAACACCACCGCCGCGCCGCCGACCACGCCTGCGATCTTCACGCTCAGACTTTCGCGCCAGCGTTCCAGTCCAGAGACGCGCTGCATCAGTCCCGCCTCCTTGTAGGCTTCCGAGCCGAGCAAGGCCCGTTTGATGTCCGCCACGTCCTGTTTAAGCTGCTGCATATCGTCCCCGTCGTTCATGCGCCATGTCCCTTTCGCTGTTGAGGGTTAATCGCCGTTGCGCCCGTGCCAGCCTCCGGCGGACCTTGTTTGCCTCGTATCGCTCCAATGCCGACTCCCGTTTGATGTGAAAGAGGGCTACCATTGCCCGCTTTTCTGGAGTGTCGAGAATGTCAACGATGTCAAAACCGGCCATCCGGTATTCGCTGCGCTCAATCAATATGGCGTGCTGCAACCGCGCGAAGCGGTCCGGCGTCATGGGCAGTTCTGCGAGTCGTAGGCTCATATCACAAACTGGAAAGCGAATAAAACGATAAGGACGACTACCGCGAATGATGCGGATGCCATGTATGCGTCCTCGCTCATTTGTTCAGTTCCTTCAACACGCCCCGGCCTTTCTGGGTTTCGAGGGAGGCGAGCCAGAGCGCGTGAGCGTCCTGCTCGGTTAGCGTTTCACCTTTGCACAGGCCGCGAACCTCATTCAGAAGTTCGGACAGTCTTTTTAACCGCTGAGCTTCAGTCATACAACTGGAGGAAGTCGCGCATGTCTCAACATGCGGATAGGCGTGTGGCTGTTCCAAATTCACCACGCACCTACTTTCCAGAACGCCGGGTTCGCGGAGGATGTGAACGAGTTCGTCACCCAGCCTTTCGAGCCGTTCGTATTGACGATGGATGCTGCGACTGCCCAAGTGCGGAGATTTGTGGACTCCATGATGTTCCACCCCCGCGCAACGTCTGACTGAAACCAGCACAGCTTCACCGCATGAGGCGCGGGAGGCGTCAGCTTGGCGTTGAAGACGTTTGATGACGTTGCGCCGGGCGGCAGTGGCGGAACTACTAATCTGGTCTGTTTTAGTAGCTGGCTAGTAGTTGAGAACGTCTGCGCCGCACGCTGGGCTGCTATACAGGACAGAGCCAGAATCACCGTTATTAGTGCGGTTGCTTTATTCATTTTCTCTATCTAAGTCTGAACATTCTTTTCTGCTGTGGCACAGCGAAAGGCACCGTCCATGTATGTTGAAAAGTGTTCGTTGTCGTGTCTCCATTCGGGGCGCTGCCGTAGCGAATCATGGCCGTGGAGTTGTTGTTCAGCGACTCGCCCGTCAGGGTGTTGAACGTCCGCACCCTCATCTTCCCAAGATCAGGATAAAACGTGAGCACGCTCACAGCCTGCCCATTCACCAAACCGGAAATGTTGACGGAGCTTTGCATGTTGAGCGCTTGAACGTCCACAGCGCCGCCGCCGCGCCGGGGTTGCATTAAATGCCCCTTCCTGAGCGCTTGCGTGTGTCCCGACAATACCAACATTGCGTTCGTGTTGTCGCCAAGCCCTTGCTCGAATGCGATGCCGCTTGGACCGATGTTCCGATAAAAATTGTAATCGTTGGTGTGAAAGAAAGGGTAGGGCCGCGCCAAGTGTTCAAGCCCGTTAATCGGCGTGCTCGTCACATCAAAGGCGAGCATGTAGTGAGTGAGGACAATCCCGTTGTAGTCGGGGTGAATAGCCAACTGGTTGCTCACCCACTGCGTTTGAGGCAGAAATTGTGCGCGGATATCAACGGGGGCAGAGACGCCGCCACGGTCATTTGTGAAGCTTGACGAGTAGGTTGTAAAAAGCAGTTTGACGCCTTGGTTTGTGTAACCCACGGCCATCTGCCTAGTGTCCCCCGGCGTGCTATTAGTGAAATAAATCAGCCCTGGAGCGGTTTGATTCGAGTAGAACGCCGGGGTGAAGACGTTCGTATAGGCATAGTCAATAGAGTTCGTGTGCGTGCCCGTCCACGTTCCCATTACTCCGGAAAAATCGTCTGCGTCGTGATTGCCATTGCACGCCAGCAAAAACAATCCGTTGGTTGTGAACGCGCGTAAATCGTTCGTCAGTTCAGAAAACTGCCACACGTTTGAGGAATAGAACTGGTCGCCGGGGGTGTAGTAGCGCGGCAACTGCTCAAAGATGTCGCCCGTCAATACCATCCCCTTGAAATTGAGGTCGCCGTCGTTGGTGTGTGCCACGACGAAGGAAAGCAACTGTTGCGCGTTCGTGCGGTCAATGAACGCTCCGCTGTGGCAATCACTCCAATGCGCGATGCTGAAAGGGGACGCGGCCCGCGCGATCAGCGAGAGAAACAGAAACAGAATGGAGGCAGCGCGCGTCATCGCCAAAAGAGGGTGTTGTTTGAATAGACGAGGCTTGCGGGCTGGGTCACGCCGTTGGTGCTTGCGAGCGTGTCCGCGATGACGCCGAAGTTTTTTAGCCGGATGCGGTATCGTGTCACAGCTCCGGGCGAAACCGTAGGAGCCAGCACACCCCACGGCCAAGGTGTTGATATTCGCGTGCTGAAATATCCCGCTGTTGGGGCAGGAAAAGCAGAGCTTACGTTGTAATTCGTGCCGAGCACGTTGGTCATGTATCGGGTGTTGACCGGGTTTGTGTAACAGTTGGCAGTGGCGTTCCAAAAAAATGTCTGGTTTGCCGCCGCAGTCCCGCCCCCCGTCACAATGACGGTGTTGGTATCCACTTCAAAATAATTGGTGGACGCGAGAAGTGACCAATCCAGCGTTGGAATGATAACGGGGTTTGTGACCAAGAGCGTGATATTCGTTCCGTCGTCAGTGGCAAACACGCTGTCCGAACTGCTGATCAGCGTCTGCACGATGTTCGTCGTGTCCTGATACGTCGGTGAGTTCGTGACTGTTACCGTCGTCGCAGATGTTGTTTGAACGGTGTAGATAGCTCCACCGGTCCCGCCGGGCCCCGTGATAATGGATGCTGCGGCAAGCAACGGCAGAAACAGGAGGAATAGAATTTGCGACTTCATATTATTGGGGTGCTTTGAAAACGGCTTGGATTGAGACCGTCGCCGCCGTGAGCGCCAGCGTGGTCGAGTTCGAGCTGATACACACCTTGCAGCGGTCCAGATTCACCCCGTAAAAGCTGTAATCGGCGCTGTAATAGTTCGTCGCGCCCACTGGGAAGCTGAACAGCGGGGTAGCGCCATTTGTTGCCCCGGTCACAGTCTTGAACACTTGGACATACTGGGTATTGGTGGCGCTGTTGTAGCCCTGGACCGTGAAGAGCTTGAGGGGCGCGTTGAACACCGTCAGGGCATTGGTGTAACTGGCGTTGCCGGCCACTTGGGTCGGGATCAGCGTTTGAGCCTGAAGCCCAAGCGCCGCAAACAGGATGATGATGAAGGTTTTCATGGTCAGATTCCCCACGTTCTTTTGAGTGTGTTCACGGAGAAACCCGCGCCTTTGGCAATACTGCCGGCGCTCTGGGTTTGCTCCAATTTCTTCAACGCGCGAGGGATGGCCACGTCCGGGCTCGTGGGATCCTTCGTGGACCCCTTGAATCCGGGTGGCTTCCCCTCGCGTAACATTTCTTCGAGGCGCGACATTGTTAGGCGCTGGCTTGCTGTGCCATCGCGCGCAGGTCGCTGCCTTCCTGCTCGTCCATGACGGGTGATTCCTCGGGTTCCTCATCCAGAGGCGTGCCGTTGATGGCGGACGCCTTGATGATGGCCTTGTCGCCCTCGATGCGGATCACGGTGGCGTCCACGGAGAAGGTCACGGAGTCGCCTTCCGCCGGGGTTTGCACCTGTTCCTTGTCGTTGGGCTGCGCCAATGCCTTCAGCGGAATGGCTTGCTCGCCCGGAGCCAGCATGGACGGCATTTCAGGCGGGAGTTGCGGCACTTCCGCCGGGGCTTCCATCATTTCTTCAGGGTCCATAGTGGCCTTTCGCGCCGCCCCGCCGGCAATCCGGGCCGGGGCGGCATTGGGGTTCAAGGTCAGGGCGCAAACCGTGCGCTCGCGGCGTTGATACAACTGTTGGACGTGCCGGTAATGTCCATGAGGAGCGGTTCCCCGGGTTCACCGGAGTAAATGCCGGTGCCCACGATCTCCTTCGTGGCCGCGCCAACGGGGATGTATCCCGCCGGCGTCATGGGCCAGATAATATCGCCCACGAGGTTCGTGGTGGCGACGGTGGTGACAAGGTTGGTGCCGGACGGCGAGCCTCCCAATACTCGCCGGTCAAATAACCCGGATGCCTTGTGGTAAATGAGGATCACACCCGCATTTGTGTTGAACCCACCCGTCGCCAGTGTCATGGCGTTGGTGATGTTCAAGTAAATGGTGGTCCCCAAGTTGGTGTAGGCGCACACCGCCGGACGTCCGGCGTTGTAGAACTGCACCTTGCCTGCCGCGGCGTCGCTGGTGGCGTTGAGGTAAGTCAACACCGGCGAGACGGCGGTATTGCCCGTGGATCCACGGCTCGTATGCGGCACAGCCGCCCAGCTCGTGGTGTTGGTGGCTCCACCGCCAGCCCAGACGGTCATATCCGTCGGAGCCGCACGCAATGGAGTGATGATGATGGAAACCAGCGCAAGAAGGCTGGCGACGATCAGATGTTTGATTTTCATGGCTTTCAATTCTTCAGTTTCGGTTTGTTCCTTTGTTCAAGTGGGGCGGGATTGCTCCCGCCCCTTCAGTCAGTCGTCAGGCTCAGACAAACGTGCTCTTGCAACGCGCCACAACCAGGTGCGGCGTGTCGGTGGCTTCGTTGGTGAGCAACAGTCCGGCCTGGTAGAACGCTTTCCAGCCGAACGTGGTCTTCTGGTTGAGCGGGTCTGCCTTGTCCGGCTTGTCGAGGATGATCAGGGACGGGGCTTTCGGGTCCGACCCTGCGCGCATCCCGGAGAGCTTCGGCACACCAAACGCCTCGGCTCCGAGGTAAAGACAGGCGTAGATGTTGTCCGAAACGGTGTCGCTCGGGTTGTAAATGCCGTAACCCGTGCTCTGCTCGATGAACGGCGACTGGTTCTCGAAGAACTTGCAGCCGTCCAGCTCAAATTCGACCCACTGATCCAGCGAACCGGCAGCGCGGTTGTTGTTATACTGCGCGCTGGCCAGCCAGATGGAGTCACCGCGAAGGTCCGCCATGATTTCCGGGGGCAGGCCGCACATGTATTTGCCGTTGATCATCGGCACGCCCGGCTTGCCGGCCACGCCTTTGAGACGGGTCACGCAACCGATGTGGAACGCGCGGGTGAACTTGGCGTTGCTGTTCGACAACCCTGCCAAGGTGGCAAAGTCGTTCGCGCTGTTGGCCGTGTTCACCACACCGGCGAAGCGTTCATAGCTGCCGTTCGAGTTGAACATGGTGGTCTGGGCCGCCGGGATGGGATTCGCGGCGCCGTCCGCATCCGCAACGCCAGGCGAGGAACAAATGGCGTGGGAACAGACGAAATCAAAGTCGAGGGCCGCATCGGCGCCCATCGTCTTCGAGTTGATTGCGAGCGTGTCAAACAGGTCAATGGCACGAACGATGTCCGAAACGCTGGACAGGTCGCCGCGCTGCTTGAGCTGGATGTCAATGTAACCCACGTTCGCGCCACCCGTTTCAGGGGTGAGCGTGGTGGATTCGGTCAACGCGCGGGGACCGCTCGTCGCCGTGCCCTTCTTCGCCCGGCGGGGGCGGAAGAAACGGATGGTGTCGCCTGCGGAATTGGCGGGCAGTTCTTTGGCGACGCCAAAGGATCCGAGTCGCAGGTTGTAGGTCAGCTCCTTGAGAAGCTGCCGGCTGAAGTATTGCTGCTGGCGACTCGCAAAATCTGCGGGCGCCGTGGTTAGAATTGTCGCGGCCATGATGTGGTCGCGAAGGCATTACCGGAACGCTAACTGATACCAAGTGCCACACCCCGCAATGCCGCCCCTTCTTCCTCTTCGGAAGCAGGACGATCATGGCCGAGTTGCTGCGCGGACGTGAGTCCGCCGCCGGGGGAGGTAAAAGCTTCGAGTTCCTTAACCTTCGCTCTCAGTTCTCCCAGCTCCTTGTTCAATGCCGGCACACAAGCCGCCGCTGTCTCTGCCGCCGTCAACCGCGCCGCATGGTAGATAAGGACGGGATTCTCGTTCACTTCCAAGCCAGCCGCACGGGCTGCCTGCAAGTGTCCGACCACCGTCTTCTGGAACGCGCTGCCCTCTTTCGCCATGTCCGGCCATTTCTTGGCCGCTTCCATGGTGTAATCCCGGACCTTCTGCTGGTTGCGCTGCTGAATCTGCTGCAACGTGGGGTCTGGGTTCTCGCGGGTATGCTTGGCCATTTCAGCCAGGCGCTTGGCGGCGCCCTTCTGAAATGCGGAGTCCTCGCGCAATTCCTGCGCCTTGGCCCGCATCTGCTTGGCTTCATCATACCGATCCGCGTTTTCGAGGGCTTCCGCCCGTTTATCCAAGCCATCCGCCTGCAATTCAAGGGTGTTCGCCACTTCCGCCTTTTCCTTGGCGCTGGCCTCATACTCTTCCGGGGTGAACTTGGCGCTGGCTTTCGCCCGCGCCTCCTCGATCTGCTGTTTCTCGCGGGCGATGTAGTCGCGTTCGGCCTTGATGGCGTCACGCTCCTTCTGGATGGCTGTCTTTTCCTCGTTCAGCTTCTTCCAACTCTCATCGCGCCGCGCCTTGTCTTTGGCAAACGGGCTGGATTTATCGGGCGCCTTGTCTGCGGGTTTGTCGCCCGGCTTGGGCGTCTCATCCACGGGGGCGTTTTCTACCTTGTCGGGGGTCGGCTTCAGTTCAGCCGCCGCTTGTGTGTCCGCATCGGTCAAATTGCTGGGTTGGTCTGTGCCCGGGGTTTGCTCTGGCGTCGGTTGAGTCGCCGCGTTTGGGTCAACCTGCTCCTGGACGAACGATTCCTTGGCCGGTGGAGTCTCCGCGGATTCCGCGGCGTCCAGTCGGGCAATGGCTTCGTTCAAGTCCGGCATTTGAGCTAGTTCAGGCATAGGATTTAGACTCTTTCGAGTTAGAATGATCTCCTGAGTTCAACCGGCTCAACGTCATCCAAAGCGTTGCCGGTTGTATTGGGTTTTGCAGCCGTGTCGCCGGCCACTTGCGAAAGTATGGTGTCGCTCGCCAGATTGAACTGGTAGCGGAGGAGTTGATCCATCCCGTAAGCCTTGGGTGCGGCCTTGTCGCCCGCGCACTCGCTCAACGCCTCGGTGTGGATATGGGAGCCGCACATGCGGACCAGCTTCAACCCGGTATCGCTGGAAAGGAATTTACGGAGGGCTTGAACGTCCTCGGTGGTCCACTGTTCAAACACCGCCGGAACTTGAAACACAACCAGACGTGGTTGCGCCGGAGGGGAAACAACCTCCGGCGCTTCGACACGGCTGCGCGCCAGCCTCTTTCTCAGCGATTGTAGAATGGCGCGCATGACGGTTTACGATTGCTTCTTACGCTTCGGCTTGTCAACAGCTTTTTCAGTCGGGACGGAACTTTCCGCTGTCACGGGAGCGGCTGCGTCTTCCTTCTCGATCTGTTCGCGCGCTTCCTGCTCCAACTTGGCGCGCAACTCTGCGGCTTTGACGTTCGCCCATTCGTCGGCGGCAAGGCGCTGCTGCCCGATTCGCATCACGTCTTCGTAGCTTTTCTCCACGGGGAACGTGAAGAGCGTCCGCTCGTTGGGATCGTCGTAAATGATCTCAACGGTTTCGTCGGACAGCTTCACGGATTCGACGCGACAGTTCGCGGGCAACGCTGCTTTGATTTGGGCGATGGGGAGGACCAGCTTGATTTTGAAAAGGCTCATATCGGGGGTTGTTCTTAGGGTTGTTCCATGCCTGGCATGGCCTGAGGCTGGGGTGCTTCCATGGATTGAAGCATCTGCTTGATCTGTTTCGCCGCCGCGGGGTTTTGTTGCTCAAGCATGGCAACGTGCTCGGAAAGGTGCTGCTGGATGCGTTGGCGACCTGCGTCATCCACCGGCGTCTGCATCTGTCCGGCGGCGTGCAACCAGTCCACGAGCGCCTTGATGCGGGAAGGATGATCCTCGGAAGGCTTTACCACGGCGGGGAACGCGGGCTTGCCAGAACCCGGGGCCATCAAACTGTTGATCTCGATGATCTCGTCCTCGTATTCGCTGGCGCCCTTCAGATTGGACGGGACAAATCCTTTCAGCGCCGTCCGGCCATCCAACGCTTGCAGCGCCTTCTTGGTCATGTATTCCTGATCCACATTCGGATCCCCTTGGAACGCCTGCTTGGCCATCATGGCCTTCTGGAAACGCAACTGGGTGTTCCACGCATCCGGCGCACCATCCAGCACGATCAGATACTTGTCGTGCAACGCTTGCTCGGGCAGCTTGCCGATCTGCCCCTGCGCGTAGAACGTGAAATCCCGTTCCTTGAACTGGCAAATGAGTCCCCAGAGATGCCGCCCCAGCCGGGTGTTGTCCTCGCGGAACAGGGCCGCATCGTCGCTCGTGCCCGTCTGCTGAAGTGCTCCGATCCGGTTGTTCTCGGTGGCGGTTCGCGATTTGTTCCCGCTCGGCCCGGCCTGGCTGATGCCAAAATCAGGCACCTGTGCGATTTCCTCGCCCATTTGCCGGGTGAACATGATTTCCTCGTCGTAGGAAATCGGGGGCGGACCCTGCTGGACGCCGCGGATGTTGCCCGGAATGTATTCGCCTGGCTGCCAGCGGTAGTTCGACGAATTGACGATCTCCTTTTCACCCGTGTAAATCGGGCGGTTGGCGAAGGTCATCGCGTCGGCCTTTTCGTTCCAAACCTTGGTTCCGTATTGTTCAAAAGGTGCCAGCAATTCCGCCACGCCTCGAGGCGCATACCAACCCTCGTCGCTCTTCACTTCCATCTGGAAGGAGAAAAACGGGATGCTGACCTTGCCTTGCACCTTGTAGGGAACTCCGTAGGGCTTGCGGATTTCCACGTCCGGGGCCATTGGGCAGTAAGTGTTGACCGTCCAGCCGCCGGCGGTCTTGGTGTAGTGCTCAAACAGGATCAGTTGCTTGGGCTGGCGTGTGAACGCGATGCCTTCGCGCAGGCGAATGTCCTGATTCCACAATCCCAAGCTCTGGAAATCCTTCGATCCTTTGATCCGCTCCACCGTGGCCGGGTCCGTCGCGTAACGTCCGTCCAACCGCTTGTAGCTCTCCACGGTCATGGGGCGGACATGAATGAATTCGTCAGCATCCTCGAAGCCTTGGGCTTCCTGCGGCATGATGATGTTGATGGGGTGAACCGCCTCGAAGACAAACTTGTAGCCGTCCATCGGATTGACGGTGGCCTTGAGTATCCCGCGCCCGTGCAGCCGCCGCGCGTCCATCACACTCCGCATCTTGCGGATAAAATCGGTCTGGGTGGTCAACTGATACGTCAGATAGTCCGCCGCCGCATCCGTCATGTCCTCCAACTGATCCACCAAGCTGGTGAACGAGTAAATGCGGTCGGCACTTGTGAGCTGACCGGCATCAAACGGCTTCAGTTTGCGGATGGAGTTGTCAATCAGCGGAAGGTGCCCGTCCGCCGCGCCTGGAAACGGCTTGTTGAGGCGGGGCAATCCTTCATGCCGCATCCGGTAGAAAAGGCGCTGCTTGTTTTCCCAAACAAGGCGCTCGGTGAGCATGTTGACCGCGCTATCCAGTAGCTTTTTCACGATGAATCAGAAAAACCGCCTGACGCCCCCATCCTCTGCGCCTTCTTCCTGTGTTTGTCTAGCAAATTGTTGGGCCTGTTCAATCAAATTGAAGCTCTTCGCGTGCGGCGCGGGCATCATGGAGCACAACACTGCATCCGCCTCATCCGGCGACTCGCCCGCGCGCTTCTTGTAATCCTCCTTCTTCTCGATCTCCAGCATCCCGGACGAGTTCACCCTGCCCTTGCGCCCGATGATTTGCGCCTTCAGGTCAGGGTCGTTCGGCAAAATAACCGCGCCTCGCTTGATCTTGGCGATGCCCTCGCCCCACGCCTCGGCAATCTGGTTGCGGTAGCCAAGGTTGTATCGCTCCTCCGCGCCGCCGTGAAACTCGTTGATCTTCCAGTTGAGTTCGTGCAGCCGGTGGATCATCGGCAACCCAAGCCCGTCGCCGTCGCCGCTGATCATCTCCTGCGTGACATGGTGCTGCTTCTGAAGCTCGACGAACTCCCGCAGGAAGCCGCCGACCGCGCTCATGGTGTCGCGCTCCACCCATTTCTTTGGAATGGTGACGCGGTTTCCGCGCCGGTGCCCGACGACATTCTTGTCCCGGCCAGCCGCGAAATCGCAGAACACATGCTGGTCCCCGTCCACAAACGGCGGTGGATTCTCCAGGCACCTGTCATACTCACTCAAGCTGATCATGGCGTTTTCAACGATCTCGCTGAACTCGCCGAACACCGTGGATTGAACAAATGGGTTCGTCCTGCCGTGCTTTGCAATCAGTCGCTCAATGTCCGCGCGCTTCAGCCAGTAACCGTCTTCCTCCAAGCACTCCATGCGCGTGATCTTGTGGTGGGTGTAGTGCGCGTTGTTCTTCGTCTCCATCTCGTAGAACGCGCCTTCCGGGCTGCCGGGCGAACCCGTGGCCAGAAACCAAGTGGGATTGCACCGATCTTCTGCCGCCTGGCAAATCTGCTGCGCCACGCCCTGGCACTCGTCTATCGCGATGAAAAGAGGGCGGTCTGCATCCTTGTGGTAGCCTTGGAAGTAATGCTCGTCCTTCGTCGAGACGCCGGAATAAGCGTGCTCCCAAAGCTTGTTCTTCTCACTCCACCGCTTGATCCCGGTGGATTGAAATTCCCACAACCGCGGGCTGAACAAATGTGCGAACGAGTTGAGAGCCGGAATGAGCTGGTCCTGAATCTGCCGGAACACGCCCGCGGTGCTCACCGCAACCGCGCCTCGAATCTCGATGGCGTAAAGGATGGACGCGCAGAGCACGCGCCGGGTCTTCCCCACTTCATTCGCGCACCTGGAAACCACACGGCTGCCGTCCTTGCTGAAAATATCCCTCAACACGGCGGCCTGCTTCGGATGCAGCTTCATCCCAAGCCGCTCCTCGGCGTAGCCGGCGGGATCCGCCAGCTTCATGGCCTTCGCCCGCAACACCGGATCGGACATGGTTTGCTGAACGTCCATGATCAGTTTGTCTAGGGTTCGACAGGCTTCCTAACGAATTTCGGCATCGGCCCCTTGTTCGTTGGGCCAATCTCCGTCGCGCCCAGGGACTTTCCAATCATTGGAATGGCCTTGCAGAACAAATGGTTGATGGCCGCCGCATACGCCATTTCCTTCTGGGTGGCCGCAGCGCGTTTTTCCGGTTGCAATACCTCGCCGGAATTGTCCGTGATCTTCATGCCGACACCCACGTCGCCATGCAGCGTTTCAGTCAGTGTAATCTCGATCTTCATGATGTTGGTGTCTGCTTCACTATCTGTTTCGCAATCTCAACGGCCAGCACGTCAAACGCGCCCGCCCCGTTGGGATCCGTCAAAACCTGCTCGTGCTTGTCCCTCCACTTGTCCGGCATCCGGTTCTTGGCAAAGAAAATGGCCGCCGTCGGCACGGGCGGATAATACTTCTTCACATGGATAACCGTCGGGTTGCCGTCCGCATCGGTCCTCACTTCCTCCTCAATGCGCTCGTATCCGTTGGCCATTTTGAAAATGGAATTGACCGTTTGACCGTTCGCCGGTGCCTTGCCGGCCTTTAAGGACTCAAGAAACTTGGGGTGCTTGTTCTTCCATGCGTTGAACGTCTGCTCACTGACGCCAAAGTGTCCGGCCATCTCCTTCTCGGTGTAGCCAGCCAGCGCAAAACCAAAAACGATGGTGTTGAATTGCTTCCGGTAGGAGGAGGGGCGGCCTTCCGGGCGCGGTGGTTTGGCGCGGTTGCGCTTCTGCCGTGGTGTGAGTTCGTGGTCTTTCATGCCCAGCGACGGATCAGGTCTTTCAATGCAGCACCCTTGCTCTTCCTGGCGGTGAACATGCCCGCTTTCTCCTCGGCAATCAAGGTATCGAGAGCGGCAAGGAATTTCTCGGGGTCGGCCCGGAGCCAGTTCTTCCGCCAGTCACCGCCCCACTGTTGCACGTCGGCCTCTCCCACAAAGGATCGTAAGCGGTTCATGGCCTCGTGCTCCTGTGCCGCCGATAACTGTAAACGTCTCTCCTTAACAGTAGGAATTAACGTGGGGCTTAACTGTTCACCGTTTAACTGCTCAATAGAAGCTTCACAGCTAACTGACGCGCGCGAGGCGCATGGAGTTCCCAAAATGGGAAGTCCGGCGGGACGGGAGTTCCCAAAATGGGAAGTGGAGACATTTTCCGCGCTGGTTTCTGATAGAGCCTTTGCCAAACAGGGCTCCGGCTCGATCAGTTCGCCCTGAGCCTGCCCGGGGGCACGCTCAAGCGCAGTAAGAAACTCTCCCAACTCTTCGCGCATGTAAAGCCATTTACACCGCCACCCGCCAAAGTCAGGGAACACCAACAGTTCCCACCCTTCATCCAATGCCTTCACCTGGACGATGCCTGCCGCGTCCAGTTCCGCCACAACTTCCGCCACATGGTTGGCCCCGATCTTCAACAACCGACACAGGTCCGCGCGTTTCGGGATCACCACGCGCGTCCGCCCGCGCATCAGTGTCGCCTTGATGGCGAACTCCGCGAGACGCCGAGCCCGGCCTGTCACGTCAGCCCGGTCCAGGTCGCCCCGCATCCGTGCGGCTGTTCGTTTCCAGTCAATCATGGGTCCAAGGGTGATTTGATGCGCTTCTCAACAGGAGACGCGACATGGTTGTAAATCATCGTCGTCTCGACGCGCGAATGGCCGAGAAGTTTCTGAACGTCGTAAATCGGCACGTTGTTCTCCAGCAAATGCGTGGCAAATG